CGCAGCATGTGGACATCCAGGGCATCGAGTTGACGACGCACAACGGCGTCTGCACCTACCAGACGGGTTCCCCGGCCTATCCGCGCGGCTGCTCCAACAGCCCTCCCTACGACGACTACGCGGTGACGGGCTTCATCTTCAACAATCAGTCTGCGGACATCAACCTTCAGGATGTCTATGTTCACGGATTTACGGCCTCGGGACTGTTCGGACCTATTGGCGGAACGATCAATTTAACTAGGGTTTTCTCTGGCTTCAACGCATTTGCTGGATGGAATTTCGACGATGCCAACCTCTTTAATAACAACAGCACACAATATTCCATAGACAGTAGCAATAACGTAACTATAATTGCTCCCGCAGGCACGCCAAACCCTACAAATGGCTTGAATCCAGGAATGATCGTAACCCTCTCCGCCTTTGGAACCTCAACGTTCCTAAACGGTCAAGTGATCTCTATAACTTCTGTTACTTCAACACAGTTCACTGGTCCCCTCCAAACACCTCATGCCGCTGTGGGTCTCACCACAGAGAGCGGTCATTGGATCAACAATTCTACCCCTGACTATCCAGGGTCAAGCATCAACGCACAGTACGTGACGCAAATCTTCAATGGCTGCTACGAGCAGTATCCCATCACCAATACCTACCCGGCGCAGGTCTGCTACGACACCAACTCAGCAGGCTTTGGAGATAGTTGGAGCGGGCAGAACACGCCCTTGGTCTCGTTCACCTGCAACTATTGCGTGGACGACTACAACACGAAGGACGGCTTCATTGGCCCACACGTCGAGACCGCGAACATCACGATCACCAACTCCGTTGCAATTGGCAACATGGGATCGAACTGGAAGTGGGGCGGGGACGACTCGGTGGTCAACACGACCCTATTCGAGAACAACCTCACGGTCAATAACTGTTCAAGGATGAGCGCGTCCATCACCGGAGCTCCGTCAACCTACAACCAGTACCTGACGGGCTTCTGCCGCGCTGGCGGCAACGGCATGGCCTCGGTGATCCCAACGGGCTCGACCTGGAACCTGATCAACAACACATTCATCACGGCTCAGCAGATAGCCATATTCGTGGCCTGCAACGGCGCGGACTCCACCTGCCCATCGACCATCAACTCCACCAACAACGTGTTCCTTGGCTACGTCGATCCGAACAACCCCTACGGTGGAACCAACGTCCCCACGGTCTACGACTTCACCAACGGGCCGGGAACGGGGCCATCGGGCATCACGCTGAACGTCTCGCACAATGATGAGTTTGGCATGCGGAGTGGAACATGTCCATCGACTACGAATGGAACGATTTGCGTCAGTCCGCTTCTGTTGAATCAGCCCTCGCAGACGTGGGTGAGCGAAGCGGCTCTGGACGTGTTCAACCCCCTTGTAGCAAGAAACTCCTTCTACCCAACATCTGGCAGCCCCCTGCTGGCGTCAGACACGACAGGCGGCCCGTCAACCGACTACTACATGGTGACCCGGCCAGTACCGGGAGCCATCGGAGCGGTTGAGTACCTTGCACCACCCGCCTTCATAGGCTCCCAGTTTTCCAGCGGCTCGGCATTCAGCAAAGGAACTTCATTCTAATGGCCAACTTCGACGTCAGCTACGCATGGATCATGACTTCGGAAGACCCGACATATCATTACGCCATGGTGCCCGATCCGCCACCTGGCGCGCACGCCATCTCCGGCATCAACAGTCACTCCTTCCCGTCTGAATTCGCCGCCATAAACGCCGTACCACAAGCAGATCGCGGACCAGCCGTGCGAAACTTCTATCAGACCAAGTTCTGGAACCAGTGGTACGCGGCGCTGGCTACCGACGACCTAGCCAAGCGAGTATTCGATGAGGCGGTCAACGGCGGACCTGGTACGGCGGTATTCATGCTGCAGCGCGCCGTCAACACGCTGCTGCCGGAGGATGCTCAGATAAATGTGGATGGCGGTTGGGGCTCGAATACGGTAGGAGCGGCTAACTACTGCGACCAACCAACCCTGGTAGCAAACTTCATCACGGCGCGCATCACGCACTACAAGGCGATAGCGTCCGGCAACCCAACTCTCGCATCTGACTTGCCTGAGTGGATAGCGAGGGCAGAACGATGAACTCACACACGTACGCATTGACCGACCCGGTAGCGCTGGTCGCCAAGCTGCGATCACTGGGCGGTCCAGCCGTGGATCCCACGCAGCCCACCGGAACGGCCACCGCCGACGGCGTGACGCTGGCATGGTCTGTCACTGCGAAGCAGGTCACCATCATCATAATCAAGCTGCCGTTCTTCGTCTCAAATGACGAAGTCTGGAGCCACGTAGAGAAAGTACTAGGAGACCCAATCGCATGAACCTGACCATCAACGGCAAAGCAATCAAGAAGCAAACCCTGATCATCCTGGGCTTGATCGCCACGGGTGCCGCCGCGAGCCAAGTTACGGCCGTCAACCATTTTCTCAGCTACCATCCACGCCTAGCGCCGCTCGGTCAGTTTCTATTGGCCGCGATCGCAGTTCTGCACACTCCATACGTCGAACAGATCCTGTTTCACCAACAGGAGCAACAACCGGACGGAACGGAAGTAGACACCAAGGTGTCGGTTACCCCTGGCGCACCACCAACCAAGTAAGCAAGGAGACTGAATATGAAAAATCTTATCGCAGGAATTACAAAGGGCTCGGTAGTCGCCGCCCTTTGCCTAACACTGTGCGCCGCGCCAATGGTGGGCTGCACCGGCTCGCAAGTGGTCAATGAGGTCAACGTGGTACTGACCGAGGCAGTGAACATTCTGGCGGTAGCGCAGCCTAATGCTCCTTGGGCACCGCAGTTGAAGGCTGCAGTGGCCGCACTGCAGACCGCAGAGGCGACGTGGCAGGCTGGCGGTACGGTGGTCATCGTAGAGGACGCGCTCAATACCATCGTAGCTATTACGGCAGCCATCCCGCTTACGGCCGCATACTCTCCGCTGATCGATGTGCTAGTTGCCGGTATTGAGGCAATCCTGGCTGCACTGCCGCCGAGCACTGTGGCGCCTACACCAGTAGTGGCAGCCTCCCATAACCCGCACATCGGGCGCGTGCAAATCAAGCACCACATGCTGCATAGTCGCGTCAGTGACTTCAAGGCAGCCTGGAACGCCGCCGTGAAGGCCGACTCGCGTTTGGCCGGTGCTGAACTAAAGTAACCTTCGGCAAGCAGGGAGTCGGCCTTCGGGTCGGCTCCCTTTCTTCTTTGCACGCAACATTGGAAGGACTGAAACATGGGATTCAAATACGGAAAGAACGCCCCGAAGCGCAGGCTGAGTATGCCGTCACTTAGCGATTTCCTGGACAAGGCTGATACGTGGCCTGTCGCGCCCGCGCACGGCTGGGAGTACGCCGTGCCAGACGCCGCGCTCAGCATCCTGGGTAACGACCAGTGGGGTGACTGTGCGTGCGCCGGGGCACTGCACCTTATACAAGCGCAGAGCTACAACACTGGCCGTCCAGTGCAGCCGACCACCGCCGATGCGCTCAGTCTGTATTCCGCCGTAACCGGGTTCAACATAAACGCCGGTCCATCCGGAGACAACCCGACCGACCAAGGCACGGCTCTGACCGACCTGTTGACCTACTGGCAAAAGATTGGCGTGCAAGTGGGAGTCTCCGCGCACAAGATACTCGCCTACGCGGCGCTGGATGTATCCAGCCTTGCGCAGATGAAGTGGGCCGCGTACACGTTCGGTGGACTGTACCTTGGCATACAGTGCCCGGAGCAGTGCCAGCAGAACACGTCCAATTGGAACTTCGCGCCGGGTCTGAAGCCCGAAGGTGGCCACTGCATCGTGCAGCTCGGCGAAGGTGCGGCCGGCGGCACTGTCAATAGCTGGGGCATGAAGATTCCGATGTCGAACGAGTTCATGCTTGGCTACATCGACGAAGGGTACGTCATTGTCACGGAGGACTGGGTGAACCAAAACAGCGGCAAGACGCCGTCTGGACTTGACCTGACCGGCCTGCTGGCAGCGGCCAAGAAGGTGTAGCCATGACTGAAAGCACGTACGCTCTTGTGTGGGATCGCAGCTGGGCTCTGCAATTCGACCAGAACCAGAAATATCTGGTAATACGCTTTATCGATGAACCAGGAATAATATCCGGGCTCATCACGTGGACCACCGACAGTAAGTGGTGCCACACCGAGGCTCTAAGCCGCGATGGTCAACACTGGGTAGGGGCACATTCCGGAACAGGAGTTAACTCTAGGCCACTGAACTGGTGCAAACCGACGCGGGAACGCCGCTACGCCATACCGGTCACGGATGCCGAGTACGAGACGGCCATGACCTGGCTGGAATCGAAGATCGGGTGCCCGTACGACTACGCGGACATAGTTGGTCTATTCATACACGCGCGCATCGGTGTGGACAACCATCTGCTGATATGCTCCGCGTTGATGACGCTGTTCATGCAGCAGGCAGACAAGTGGCCGCTCAACTGTCTAGAGGACGAAGACAACCTCGTCACACCCGAGACGCTGCACCTGAGCCCTCTATTCATGAACCACTGCATTTACGCGTTGGCAGCGTAGACAAGTAAGACCCGGCTGGCTGGTACTCAGAACATCGAGTGCCAGCCAGCCGGGTCTTTTGTCGTTTAAGACTTCTCATCCGGATAGTACACTTCGATCAGCTTCTGTAGGAAGTGCTGTGCTTTCTTCAGGTCTTCCAGGCCGTTCTTACCGAGGAAGCGTAATGTGTACTTGGCCACCTGTCCAACCAAGTATGGCATCTTGGCATACAGATCCCAGTGCTGAATAATTTTATGACAGTGAGGACACACCGCCGACGCCTCTTGATAGTGACTACCTCCTACCTGCGTATCGTTAGCCTTGCTACTCGAAGACGTTGAATTCCGGACCTGCTTCACTACGGGTTTCACGATAGATCTCCTTTATAGCTTCGTACATGTTAGAGGCGCGCAGCGCGATGTCCAAGGGTACTTCCGTATTTACCGTGAGTGTTTCGATGTATGAACAGAATCGCTTCCAGATCAGCATGACGTTCTTGTTACCTAAGGCAAGCTCACGGCAGCAATACAGCAGACCATCAAAGCAGTCAGCCAGCTTAAGGATGAGCAACTCCTCCGGATCCAACCATTGCTCATAATCCAGGTCGTACTTACGCAGCGTCTTCTGCTCCCAGTCATGGACTAGGTCAGACAGGCCCATCATGCGCTTGGCTGGAGCGCTGATGTCTGACGCTGCTTGCTCGGCCAGATCATGCGTTAGCGCTGCCATAAGCAACATGGCGCTGGCTTGCGTACGACCCTCGGCATCTTTGCCGGCCAGTAAACTGCACCAAAGAGCAACGCCGAACGAGTGTGACGCATCGGTGTCTGTGCGTAAGCCTGGACGTGCGTGGTAGCGAATTACACTACCGCCCTCGTAAATGAATTGCAGGAGTTCTTTCACTTCCGCCTCCGTTCTTTCCACTCGTAGCACGCGCGCTTCCAGTCCGGCGCGTCAATGCCATCGAGGCAAGTGTTGCTGCTGTATTCATCCTTCCACTTTCGGAACACCCAGAACAGGAACATCGGAATGGCTACCGCATGGAAGAATGGCGTCTTGCAGGCGGGGACGTTCGCTGCAAGCTGCGTAGCTTCTGGTAATACGTCTGACGGGAACGTTGCCGGCGGTGGGGTGGCACGTATCACCTTCAGCGCCCACGGCATGAACAGCTTCAGGTCGTCGTCGAATCCTTCTGTGATAGAGGGTCCAAGAGGTTCCAACTGATCGAGCGTAACGCACTCGTATTCAATGGCGTTCAGCTTGTCAATACTGAACTTGTCGGTATACGTATGCAGATTGTTCGTGAACTGATAGTAACTGCCCATCGGCACACCGATACGCATCGCCATGTACTCCAACAGGAAGCTGAAGTGGACCGCGTTCGCGCCGAATGCGCCCCACATACTGTCGTTGCTGCGGTTCATGACGGTCATGTTCAGCTTGCCGGCTCGTATGGCGAAGTAAGCGTGCGTGTTGCACGGAACGGCTTTACCACCGTTGCACGCAACGCCAAGATCATCGCTGTACTGTACGCCACTTTTCGCCTCCCATTGCGGGGCGCTTGGCGCAATATCAGCGTTCCACATCGCCAATACGCAGCGCCTGCTTCCCGGATTCGACTTGAGCTCCTCCACTATGGCATCGAGCTGGTCATAGCCGAAGAATTCTCGCCAGCGCCATCCGTAAGAGTCCCACATAGTCTTGCCATCATCTGAAAACTGCGAGTATGAGGCATTAAAGAAAACCGGAAACTCCAGTTCGTTGCTCCCCGAGAAAAACCACAACGCCTCCATCACATGGAATACGTGGTTCGCATCGCGCGTTGGTGAATACAGCACTCGCTGCCTTGGGTCGGTATACTCGATACACACCGGCCCTGGCGCTACTAGCACTGGACCTACTCTGGAGTCCTCTTTGATTCCACTGTGTAACAAATGCTGTAGTCCAAGTGAAAGCGCCTCATTTACGTCTCTAGCTTTGTAACTGTACATCTTCACTTCCTTTCGCTGCTATGGGTTAATTATAAGCTTCGCCGCTGGCGCGGAACTTCTGCTTCGCTCTGCCGCCGTTGTACTTCACCTTGCAGTATTTGCTGAATTCACACAGACAGTTCTGTAGATTCTGCGCATCCAACACTGGGCATTTCAACTTTGGCTGAGCTACCTTCATCAAATCCAGCAGCGTAGCATGCCATTCCTCTTCGTTCCAGCGCGCAGTTGGTTCTCTTCCCACGAGCCAGTTTAACCCTCTACGACTTCCTGGCCCTGACATTGCGAACGTCATCCAGTCTTCAGCCTTCTTCATAGAAGGCAGGTGCTTAATATCCGCCACGACCTGCGCACTCATGAACCCACCTCCGAAGCCGTGATGTAACATGAGCGCTTCTTGCAACGTACTAAGCTCACACCCGGTACGCACCAAGTTACCTAGCAGCTTACGGCTGTTCCACAACGGCCCAAGCACCTGGTCGGCCAAGTACGACGCCTTGGACTGTCCTTTGGTAGCACCGACGGCGTTTATCATGTATGCCCCTGTGAACGTCGCCATGCCGTCCTTCTTGCGCGCCTCCATCAGCTTCACAAACCGCTTCGGATTCCATTTTGATGGATAACCGAGCGCTTCCAGGCTCGCCGGCAAGTTCACCAACCGTGCCAGCGCCATTGCGAAGACTACCGTGTCGTAGTCCTCCGCGTGCGGCTGTAACCAGTTTTCGTGTATACACTTAGTGACCCTGTCGTCTTCGCGACGTACGTTGGTAAAGCGGTATTCCAACAGGATAGGATCCTTCGTCCACGGAGCAGGCTTCCCAGCCAATCGCTTCTGATGTATGGACCAACGCTCGTTCACGAAGTACACGAACTCTTCAAGCCTTGGGAACTGCTTGCTCATACGCCTCCAGTTCAGCCGGTGTGCCTACGTGGTTGAATTCATCGGCTGCGATCACCATGGCCGTGGTCAACTGCAAATTGTTGTGGCACGGTGCCAGATAGTACTCACCGTTAGTCATCGTACTGAGAATCACCATCTCGTAGATGGCGCGCTTGGCAAGCTCCCACGACTGGAATGCATGAACGCCGCAAGAAGCAATACCGCTTATGCGCTGCTTCTCCACCACCTGCGTCACTAAGTGATCCTTCATGATAACGAAACTGTAGCGCTCGCTGTCATCCTTAGGACGGAAGCACAGCATAGAAGACTGCACGCCAGACTTGAAGCAAGCCTCACTAAACTCAGAGAACTTAGCAAGCACACCACTCTTGAAGATGGTGTCACAGTCCATGACCAGCACCGGATCGGTATCGCGAATCACACCTGACGCCGCCAACAAAGACATGGCCGCACCCTTCTGCACGAACCGAATGGGCACGCGGATCGGATGCATGTTCTTCGGCGTTTGCTTGTGAAGCTCACTGTACAAATCCACCAAGCACACAACGACAGGCGTCTTGATGATTTCAGACGCCTGGACCAGCGCATGCTGTATCATCGTGCGACCGCGCGCTGGGAGCAGCGGTTTAGGCGTCATTACCCCGTTACTGACAAATCGTTCACCGCGTCCTGCCGCCAGAATAACTACTTGCATGCATCCACTCTCATTTCCGTGCGAAGTTCTTCCGCCAAATTACGCAGGCCCGATACGACGTCAATGGCCCATACACGCGCCTGCGGCTGCACACCATACAGCCGAATGATGTGCGTCAGCATGTAGTAGATACAGAGGTCCAGGTTCAATTTTTGCTCGACCAAGAACTTACGTATCATGTAACGTTCCGACTCCAGGCAAGGGCGACCGTAGTGGAAGTACGACTGCAGCAGCTTGCCGCCGTCAAGCTCGGCCTCTTGTGGCAATGGACGCGTACTAGGGTCTAGCCAATAACCGTCGCGTACGTAGTTCTCCAGGGTGGGATCACCATGTACGACCTGTGCTCCTTTGCTTTGCGTACTACCAATTCGTTCGTACCACGTCGTCAGCGCCGACCGGATAATAGGCGGAAAGCCTTCTGTGCGAGTGAACGGCTCTACTTGGACTACGTGGTGGCGACGGCGGCCCTCATAATCGTAGACATGCGCCACCGGCAGGTCCCATAAAGCAGCCAACCGGGCCAGCGCCAACGGCAGGTCCAGTACCGGCGATGGTTCGCCCATTACCGGCATGACGTAGCCGCCAGTCGTTATACCTAGCACCGGCACAAATACGTCCGGATAGGCGCGCATCTTAGCGCCTTGCGTCGGCACACCATGGCCACTCTTATAGATACACGGCTCTAGGGCTGCTCCGCTGTTGCGCTGAATCTTGTGGTGAATGATCACGCCGTGCCTCCCATCATCTTCCGTACGACGACGCGGTAATCCTCCGTGCCGCTCTTGTGCGCGTCCTCCACCAGTTTGCGATTACCACGCCGCACCCACCGGTTGAAGCAGCCAAGGTTACAGAACCGATTCGCACACTTCTTCTTGCAATTTTCGCACTTCATGCCGTCACCGCTTTCTTTGCTGCCTTCCGTACGCTTGGAACCTTGGGCTGAGCCAGAGAGGAGAGGTAAGCCTTCTTCCAGGCTACCACGACCTCCTTACGCACAGCCGTCGTGGTGTACGCGCGGTCCACCACCTTCACGAAGCCGGGGTGTAGCTTGGCCAACTCGAAGCACTGGGCGTCGCTGTACTCCATACTGCGCTCGCCGCTGCACCCTCCCGCCGCGCCGAATGTGCCGTACTCGTTGTTGAGTAGCTCGACGTAGTTGTGGCACTCATGGCCTTTACGCAACATGGACAACACCACGTGGAAGTCCTCGCGCAGACCTATGGCGTCGAAGCGAATCTTCTCTTTGAGATAGAGCTCTCGGTTGACACCGAAAGCATACATCATCCTTGCGTTCTTCTCCCACGCCGCTTTCTTCTTGTCAGAGTGACGCCGATGCGCGATGCCGATCATACCGAGGTCGTGCTCTTTACCAGCGTAGGAATCCATCTCCTGGAATAGCTTCAAGAGGACCTTGTCCTTAGGATAGCGACGCATCATCAGCGAGGTTCCAGCCGGTGCGTCCGGAGCTACGGCGTACGCCTTGCGATGCTCCTCCCACACGCGCCACTTAGCCGGGCAGCGCTCGAAGAACGCCAGGTCGTCGTCCATCATAAATAGAAACTTGCCGGCTACGTTCTTCATAATCCAGTGACGCTTCGTAGCGATGGATGTAGTGCCCTTGGCTGTAAGCACTTGGTTAGCCGGGTACAGCTTCTTCAGCGCCTTGGCTTCGTCAGGCAACGAAGCCACGAGGATGACCTCGGCCTGGAGCGCAGTCGGCAGCGCCTGGAGCGTTATCTGCTTGTTAACACGACCGTGCGTGGGGATGATGAGTGTTAGGTTTTTCAGGATCGTTCTCCTCTTACGTGGCAAAGGCGTCTAAGACACCCGGGGAAATACAAAGACGCCCGATGTTCTGGGCGTCTCATACTCTTCGTGTTCAGGCTATCTGTAGTGGTTTACTTGCTTCTAGCCGACTTGCGCGCCGCCAGAAACTTCGCATGACGCGGCGCTCGTTCGGCTCGTATGGCGTCTTCCATCTTAGAACGAGCAGACGAGCTCATTTCCTCGAAGCGACGCTTCGTAACGCCGTCAACGGTTATGGAAGGCAGGATGCCAATGCGGCGGATACGACGAGCTAGAGAGGTAGGCATGATGTCAATCCTTTTCAGGCTGAGATGTGTCCGGATAACGCGCCGGACTCGCGCTACTACGCTGAACTACTCGATGACGGACAGGTAGCCCTGCTTCACCAGCCACGCCACTTCCAGCTTGCGACCGCTGGGATTCAGCTTGGACTTGTCCAGCTTGGCCTGAGCCTCGCTCACGGTCTTGGAGCCGATGATGGCCTCAACTTGACCGTAGCAGAAGCTGCCTTCGCGGGGCAACGACTCCGACTTCAACGTTACTAACGCCTTGATCTTGCGATCGGCGGCTGCGGCGCGCGGTGCCTTGTCGGCCTTCTTGGTTACGGTTGCCTTGACCTTGGTCGTGACAGCGTTCTTCGCGGTCTTCTTGGCTGTTCCAGCGGGAGGTGCGAATTTCTGCTTCTTGGTTTCAACGGTTGCAGTGGTCATGATGTTCTCCTTGCAGTGATCTAACACCGCTGTAAGGTGGCGTTCAGCCACGGACGAAACTACAACTCCAGCCGTAATGGGGTGTAGTAACTGATTTACGTCTCTCACTAGATCGCTACTTGTGATCTGACGCAGTGTTCTCAGAACTTCTGTCGGTACTACTCCGGCAGCAACGCGACTCCCGTTATTATACACGCAAATCGCGCCCTGCGAATTGGGTTTTTCCAACTGTAGCAAAACGATACCATTATTGGGATCTTCCAGCAGGAATATCTCGTCCAGGTTGACGTAGATATCAGCATCCGACTTCGGCTGCGCCATTGGCATGTTCGCCGTTTCGCGCTCCGCACGCTTGACTCGTGCCGCCAGTTCCAGCTTGAAATCGGCGCTGTCCTTGGCTTCTTGCTTCTTGTTCATCTTCTTGGGCGCGTCCAGGATCGGCTTGCCATCGAATACGACGCGGGTGTGTACCGTCTTCCGAAGCTCGTCAGCGATTACAGCCTTCTCTACCTTCGCTACCGCGCGCTCCGTCTTGCTGGCACTCTTCGCGAGCTCCATGCACTTCGCGCTGAATGCCGACTCCATACCGGCCACGGACGACTTCGCGATGCCGAGCGCGACGTAGAACTCGGTCAGCACTTTGTTGACGCCGCTCTCCTTGACCAGTACCTTGTCAGTCTTACGTAGCAGCTTCAGAAGCTGCACGCGCGCCTTGTAGTTGGCGTCGCCAGCCAGATCGCTGATGCGATACTTGCCAGCCGTCAGCTTACGTAGCGCGTCCAGCGCGGCCACGACGTTGCTAGGTAACGGAGCCGGTCCCTTAGCGTCGTACATGGTCTTTACGAATTGCTGAGCGTTCTTGCCTTCAGCCGTGGAGCCGTCCGCAAACTTCACCTGCCACGCGGTGTTGATGCTGGACGAACTGCCAGCGTGCGTGAATAGAAGCGCCGCACCGTCTTCGCGTGTATAGCCATGAGCGGTATTGTTATCTACCTCCTCAGTGCGGCTGTATACGAATCCGGCCTTGACGAACGCCTGAGTCAGCGGCGTTACGGGCGCGGTGGGAGCGAGCGACTTATTGTGGATGTCGTGCGTGGCTACGACTGTTTCGCCCTTAGCCGTCTTGATCAACTTCTTGCCAACAGCCTTGACAGCTTTCGCGCTCGGTGCTGCCTTGATGTTCTTCAGGATTGACTTTGCCATGTTAGCGTCCACCCTTCGCGATGGCGGCTTCGGTGAACTGGATCATGCGGGCGAGGTTCTCAGCCTTCTTGAACTCTTCCTGCGCGATGCGGCTGATGAGTGCTGACTTGAGAAGTTCGAGGGAGTTCTTGCGCTTCTGTTGCATGGACTGTGGCATTTTGTTTCTCCTTAGCGGCCTGTACCGCTATATCTACGAAGGTTAGAGAGGCGTGAAGACGAGCTACTAGCGGCTGGAAGCAATGAACGACTGCGCGGCGTCCAGGGTGGTGAATGCAACCAGCGTGGCACCAGCGTGAAGGTGAGCGTACCACGTACCGTTAGGAGAGCAATCGACCGTCGCGATCAGCTTGCCGGCCGAACGGAACTCGTACGTAGTGGGCGACGCCTTGTACCAACCGTTACCTACCACTACGAGCTTCGCACCCGGCTTGATCGGACCGTCGTTCGCGAAGAGCGACGCGGTAACGGGCTGAGCGGTAGGCACTACGAATGACGTAGACGGCGCGGTGGTGGCGAGCGACACCGGCTTGACGGTCGGGGTCTGTGACAGACCGATGGAGGCGATTCCAACTAGGGCGGCGATTGTGAGTTTATCGGTGAGGTTCATTTGAGGCTCCTTTTGAGTGGCTTCTTGCCACTGAAATGATTATACTCCAGAAAACAGAGAATCTGAAAACTATTTTTCTGGAGTGCAACTGGCCCAATTTCAACGACTTAGCTTAGATTTCCAGCAGTCTTACCAGACTTCAGCTGGTCGTCAAGGCCGATTTTCTCCGCCGTTGCCGACCCGGCCCGATACGCTCCGTGGTCACGTCGCGAAGCTTCACGATACGCCTTGCGATCCTGAGCCTCCCAATACCGTTCGCTGTACTTAGCGCGCCGTTCCGCTTCACGCGCTTCCGCTTTCAGACGCTTGGCTTTCTGCGCAGGCGTTTCCAGTGCCAATTTCGCTTCCAGTTCCGCGAGCTCCTTGGCTTCGCGTTCAGCGTTCAACTTGTCCTGCGCGGCCCAACGCTCTTCGTTCGCCTTCATACGTGCGGCGCGCGCCGCCCACGCACCCGCGCCGTTCTGGAAGTCGTAGTTCCCGATCTCCTCAGCGGTAGCGACGTTCCGTAACGCGATGGCCGTGGTGTAAGCAGCTTCTCCCTGAGTGGCGTAATCCGCTTTCTTCATGGCTTCGGCCTTCGCCTGGATGCGCTGAATCAGACGATCAGAGCAGCCCTCGCGCCAGCTGCTAGCCGACCGGCTGAGTCGCTCTTTCTGTTCGTACGGTAGTAGACGTTCAATCGTGTCCATCAAGTAGTCCACCATCATCAAGACCGACATCGTGTTGGCGGTGCGTCCAAGCACCTTATGACGCTTCACCCAACGCTTCTGCATGGCCTCGTCATCATCGTACTTCCGTTTGCTCTTCGGAATGTAGAGCTCTTCCTGTACCTCGGCCGTCCAGTAGATGCAGTAGTTCGCCTCGGCCAAAGCGCGCACAAGATTCCGCTGCCACTGGTACATGGCTGAACGCTTCGTTACGGCGTAATCACGCTTCGCCATGGCGTCGTCCGGCGTGTTCGTACCGCCCTTGACGACTTTGTCTTGTACGGTGGCGAGGTCCAGGTTGTACTGTGCTAGAAGCTCTTGAGCCTTCGCCATGGCGGCGGCGGCTTCCACTTCGTTACCAGCGGCGCGCTCTGCGAGTTGGAGGAGGAGTTGAATCTTGCGGACGATGTTTTCTGAGATCACTTCAGGCATTGGGTAGCGCTCCTTGTGCGCTGATTAGGATTATAGCTCGTTTTCTGGAACTACGACTTTCTCCAGAAAATCTGGATTCGCGAACACCAACCGGCCATCCGCTTTGTGCCGAATCGCCAAAAGCCCGTCATCCTCCAGACGACCATTCACTACGACCGCCTGGAACGACGTTCCATTGGGCGCTGTATACACGACCTCAGTCCCACGATCCGGTGTCATCCCGCCCTCCTCAGCGCCGCGCGGAACAGGTCGTCGAACGTCGTCCAGCCGTTGCCGACCACCTCAGTTACCGCACGCTGCGCTACCTTCTTCTTGTAACCGAGATTCATCAACGCGCTGATCACATCGTCGGTCAACGTGGAATGCTCTACGCGCTGCGTGCGTTCCACTTTGAGCTCAGCCGTAATCAGTGGGCGCTTCTTCGCTTGATGCAGGCGGTAGATCGCCAGCCACAGCAGCCACATCGTGAGTATGTTCGTTACGAATAGTAGGAAGATCATCGCCGTCTCCACTCATTCAGTGCCAACCGCACAAAGTACGCCGTCTTCACGCCGTACTGCGTTTGAAGTTCGTGGAGGGTCGTGGTCATAGTCGCAGCGTGCTTATCGCTGGAAAGCGTGATTTCTTGTCCATGCGGTATGATCAGGTTGTACTCCGTGCCGTTGACGACCACGCGTTGTTTAGCCATGGAGGAACTCCCTCTTCGTTGGCTGTACCAGCCGCGCGTTCTTTCCGCCGATGCGGATGTACGCGTCCTCTACAGTGGACCGCCACTTGTCAACTTCGAATGGCGAATCCAGTACGCGCGCTAGGACGACTTCAAGCTCTTCCAAGGTGATTGGATCGCTCAAGAGTTTCATGCAAACCCCTTGTACTCCGAGAGATCCAAACGCTCCGGTTCGCGGTAGAACTTCTTACAATCGCTGCAGAATCCGCTGGATGGTAGCTTCCGATGATGCGTTGGGCACGTTGGATATTGCTCCCAATGCGGCGCGCACGACGAACAGAAGTCGCGCATAGAGTGGCCGGCAAGACCGTCGTTGGTAACGCCGGGGCAAGGAACCATGACGGAGAATGGCTTACTCATCTCGCTCCAATCCGCGCTTTTGCCAGCGCCAGTAAGCATTGTTCCATGTTGATAAGCAACTTTTCTTCGCTGATGTCTAGAGTTTCAAACTGACTGTCACGAAGCGAGTTAATGTGATCGGCCATTGTCTTGAAACGCTTAGAGAGAATAGTGGAGCGTCTTTGCTCTGCAGCTATGCGTCTAGATTGTTCACTCATAGCCGCGCCTCCGCATCCACTTCAAACTCGTGCTGGTGGTAGTGCCATTTGACGTAGGAGCCGATGGTACCGTCGAACGACTCCTTGAACTTCAAGCCCTGTTCCCGCCAGCGCGGCTCGCGGCCCTTCCAGTCCACGACGGCGGCGAACTCGGCGAACTGCTCGGATGAGTAGACGCCTATCGGATAGTCGTTCAGGCAAAGGACGGTGAGCTTAGGCATCGCTGGCCGCCTTCTTTGCGCACGTGCAAGGCTGCGCGGTCCAGCCACTAGTCTTCGTCGACTTCTGAGCTTCTGGACACCAATAAGCCCACACACCGTATTCAGAACGTTCACCACGCATGCGCCCTTTACAGTTCGCAACGCGTGTCTTGTGATGCCGTGCCATTATCTTTGTCATGTCTTGGCGGCCCCTTCAGTCCGCTGAAAACATTATACCTCTGAACGCAGCTTCTCGCGGAGTTTACGTAAAACTCCAAGAAAATACGCATTGTGCTTGACGAACGGCTTGTTGCCGTCACGCACGGCAACGTACTGCGCTTGACGCATCTCAGTTGCCAACAGGTCTAATCCGCGCAGTAACATCGTGACCTCTTCTTCGGTGTACTCTTGCTCAAAGGTCATACCATCCTCCCTGCACACTCGGGGCCAAGACCCGCCGCGATGGAGCCTGGAACCGTAAGCTTCCGACCGCACCGACCGCACGCTCCCTCATGCCAGACCGCCAGCGTATCGCCAAGCACCTCGCGCCCACACTTCATGGCGTCCACGAACCAGACCAGCGCCTTGTACGCCGCCGCTTGCCGGCCGACCTTGCCGCTGGTAGCCGTCCAGAAGAAGCGCGCCGGGTCTTTACGAAGAACACCCATGTACGCAAAGTCCGACGTGTTGTCGGGGCCACGCAGTAGGTTTGCGAAGTACACAGTGTCGTCGGCCGGATTCTCTTTGCGCTTGGTGACCTTGTACGTGAAGCGTACGCCCGTCTTCAGCGACACCAGGGTGAACGTCGCCTTGCCGGCAAAGATGAATGCCTGGACCTCGGCCCACGTAGCCAAGAGTCCAGGCTGCGGCACTACTTCTACCGCGTTTACGGGGAGTTCCAGCTGCTCAACCATTGGAGACCTCCCGCAGGAACTTCTCAACGTCCTTGTTCAACTTGCTGTCAACGCGAAGCTGGGCTTGCGCACGTTTCAGTAGCGCAATAGCGCACGGTAGACAGCTAAACTTCTTTACGCGCTCCTTCTGCGCGGCATCCCACTTGGCGCTTCGCTCTTCAGCTTTCCTAGCCACATTTTCTGGATTGTGCTGCGTACAGTAACCGCCCACGCATGCGGCGCGTAAGCACGAGCGCATACTAACGCTGCGCCCACCCATGGGAACTCTCGCGATGCAGTTCATTTTCAGAGCGCCTCCTTCTGACGCTCTTTGAATTATAGCGCCTTCGCTCTTGCTGCTTTATTTATCGCTCTGGTGATGTGGCCAAGCTTCACAGCGGCAGACTTCGCTGCGAGCTCTTCTTTAGTCCACACTTTCTTCGCGTAAGCATCCTTTATACGCTTCTTCTGTGCTTTGTGAAACTTCGGATCGGCCCACATACTTCTAGATGATTCAGCTTTCTTAGCACGCATTTCAGACGTCCACTCTACCTGTCGTTTTCTACCCTTGCGAATCATGTCACGAACATTGTCAAGCTGCGTACCAAGAAAATGATGCGTATCCACGATACATTGCGGTTGATCACATTTATGGCAAACGTATATGTGACTGGGTACGTAGCCATGACGTAGAATGTAAACGCGTCTGGCTACATTTCGCGAAGGATGAAGACGACACTTGCCTACTTTCGTAGCTTCGCGTAAGTATTGTGCTTCAGTTTTACTGCTCACTTCTTCCCTTTCTTACCACCAGCTCTTTCTTCCGAGTACTCCTTCATGGACGCTAGAAACGCCTTCTGCCCAGTTTCCTTAGACCTTAAATTTCGAATCTTTGGTATGTCCACCGTATTGTTGACGACGAAGTGGTGCTTCATGACCCACGCCGATTTGTTGCCTTGGCGCAATACACGCAGGAAGAATTGGTGATAAAGATCGTAGTTGTCTGGTATGTCGAAGTAACCGACGTGTCTAGAGCTGAACTTCTGCATATTCAAACTATGCGCCATGCTGGCCGGGTGACCTAGCAGCAACGGCAATTGGCCCTTATTCCACCGCTCGATGTAGTCCGCCGCTTGCGACCGTGTGGTTTGCCCGTTGATGCATGGAACGTCCTTACCCAGCGCCAACCGCAGCGCCGTTACGTCATGCTGGAAACCGATACCAAGTAGTAACGGCTCACCCTGTAGCTCACGTACAAGGTCCACTACCGCTTCCACCTTGGCCGTGTGCACTACCTTAACTGGTCGTTGCTTGTTACCCCAATTCTCTTCCGGGTCGTAGTCCAGGTATACCGATCCGTTGGCAATCTGGCAGCACTTCGACCGCGCGCTGGCTGAATTCACCAACGGCTGCGTGAAGAGTGTACTGAGTAGCGAGTTCTCAATCTTGTCATATTCAACGCGCGCCGCCGTGGGTAGATCAACCCGGTGGGTGCGCTCCATCTCCTTAGGCAGCTTCAGATAGTCCTTGGCGTCCAGACGCATCATCATGGGCGCTACCAGCGCGTCGATCTTCTTCTCAGCACCTGGCAGTATCTGCCACTCGCGCATCTGGTAGCCGGTAGGGAAGAAGTACGTATTGCGATAGCTGGATATGTACTCTCCCAGCGCTGCACCCTGATCCAGTAGATACACCTGCCCATGCAAGTCCAGATAGTTACGAGGACGAGGGCTACCTGTGAGTATATGTCGCCGCTTAAACGTACGCAGGTGCTTCCGCAAAGCGCGGAAACGCACCGTTGCACTACTCTTCCATAGAGACGATTCATCAATATCCAGCACATCAGCTTCCAGCAATTTAGCGCGCTTCATGGTCTCGAATAACCATGGAATGCCCTCAGGATTAATAATGCAGATCTGATGCTCTGGTTGCAAATTGCGTAGATTCTTCTCCTTGTCGGCACCATGCAACAGAGCGATACGCATGTCTTTGAAGTCTGTCCAATCACACACCTCCGCTGGCCAAGTATAGTAGCACGCCCGTAACGGTGCGATGACCAACATGCGCTTGGCTAACTTCTTCTTCAGTAATATCTTGAACATAGCCAATGAAACGCTTGTCTTGCCCATTCCAGGATCGAGCAGCAAGCCAGACCGAGGATTCTCTAGCATGAACTTCAGTGTGCGTTCCTGATACGGCCATGGCGTCCACGGTTTAGCCGCTTTCCGCCACTGCTCCATCTTCAGAGCCAGTGATTTTGGTACGAGGTCAGTCGGCAAGGTCAAGTCCCTTCCTACTGGTTATGCTTACGCTGTTTTCTTTAACAATTGCGTAATCCTTCGCCGTCTCAGCCGTTACCGTCTGCACCCACTGCGCGCCCTTCTCATAACCCACAGCGCCTCGCTCCAGGTACACGTGACCATTCTTCTCGTTCAACGCTGCCACACGCCACTTGATACCGTGCGCCTTCACCTCGTCGCCAATCTTTACGCCTTCAATTACTGGAGTCATTTCTAACCTTCCGTCTCAGTTTCAAAAGTTCATGCAACAGTTCTACGATGATAAAGCCGTCTTGCGTTTGCTCGACGCGATCGATGATTTCTTCGACTTCTTCGTCCTGGATGGTGCGGTTTGCGGACATTCCAGCCTACCTTTCATGACCTCTAGAAACGCTTCCTTGGTGTCCCAGCAGTACGCCTCGTAGCCGTATTCAATCAGCTTAGTCAGGTAGTACGGTTGAGTCTCAGCCTGGAGCCCCTTACCCTTCTTACCTTTGGCTTTGAACTCGCCGATGATTGGCGCTCCACTGGGTAAGAAGAAGATACGATCCGGAATGCCATTACAGCCGGTCATCTTGGCCACTACGACACCACGGAATCGTGCCCATGCCACGCACCACGCCTCCGTGGGGGATTCACGCCTATACCGCGAGGCCAAAGTGAACCTTCCCAGCAGATGTTAGACGTCCCTCAAGGTAACTAGATTGTTCGTCTACTTCAATTAACTCTAAGCGCAACCAACCTTGCTCTTCTCCATAGCCTGCACTTCGCACTAGAAATTCACGTCTACGATCGTCCAGACGTATAAAATCAGCTTTGCCGTCAACGAATACTCGGCGCAAACTCGCTTCGAACTCTTCTTCTATCGTTTCGTACCCAGCACTAACTTTTAGCACGCCGCTTCTCCCTTCGTAGCGCCTTCTGATACTGCGCGTACATGCTCTGTAGATCCGCTATCCATTCTCCTAGTTGCTCTACCTTCGGCGGTACAGCCTTGGTCAAGAAGAACAGATCAACTAGGAGTGCGTCCGACGAGCGATACTTCGCAGTTCTACCCACTAGGACTTCTGCTCCGCCTCGCAAGGCCCACCGTTAGAAGCCCTAAACCTGCACCACCGACAATGGTAACCCGGCTTCGGCTCGTACTTTGTATCGGCCATCATTTGCTTGGTACGCGTCAACCACTCACTCTTCAGCGGCTTCAGATCCTTGAGTGAATACTCCTCCGTCGCCGACTGGGTGGTGTCGGTGTATAGATGCTCGGCTACTACCTTGGTATCCTTGTTTCCACCGGCTAGTAAGCCGAGCTCGACTAGCTGCAGTCCTCCCAGCGCGTACAGGCTACGCTGTTGCTTATGCTCCTCATACACCTTACCGCTCTTCCAATCCGTTATATGTACCAGCGGTGGCGCCTTCTTGGTGGCTTCCGTAACCGCGCAGACGTCAACCTTGATACGCAACCAGCAATGAGTCCAATCATTCCACTTGGTGGGAACCCATTCTTTCGTGAACGCCCAGTCTTGCTCCACCATGGCTTTGACCTTGCGATACGTAGTCACACGATCTTGCACTTGCTTTAAGCCTGGATGGATTGGCTCCTTGGCCGGAAGTCTTCCGGCGATGTAATCCTCGGCAAATTTGTGGACAGCGTTGCCCTTGACGAATGCTGGGTTCTCCGGCTCGAATATCTTTATACGTTTAATCTTGTCGTAGCACACCGCTGCTGGGCAGCGCAGCCACGAAGTGTACACCGAATATGACCACGAGGAAAGGGTCGCTAACTTCTGCGGCACTGTGAATGTAGTTGTTGTCTTCTTGACCTCGGGTGCGGGTACTTTCTTAGGTGCCATTGTGCCTTTCTTACTCAGTGGTTGGTTCGCCGTCGTCTTGCGTACTTGGCAAGTGATAGACATGCTCAGGATCAAGCAGTGAATCTACTTCATGCAGTAACCCGGTCAGCACAGTGGTCCAGGCTGCCTCTTTACTACTGCTAATGTTTTAATCCTGCCATTTTGTCAAAGTCCCCCAATTAACACCAGATTCGCCTTCCGACAACATGGGAACGTCGGTGGCGATACTACGCATACAATCTTGCATTATTTTCTGTTCTTCTTTCATTGCTTTAGCAGGTGCACTGAAATTAACTTCGTCATACACAGTGACGACGAATCTGCTATTCTTCTTGGCTTCGTTATAACGTATCAATGTTTCTTTCGTTACATCAGCTCCGCTACCTTGCATGAGGTAGTTGAGAAGTTTATATGAAAATGTCATGTCTCTGCCATACAGAGGACTGTACTTCGGCTCTTCACAATAGTACAGACGTGACCCAAACGTGCGAATCGGCAAGCCTTCATCCGAGAGCGCCTTCAAACGATTGTCCAGTTCCTTGATCGATGGCACAGCCGCGTTGATAGAAGCCTGGATGATCTGCGCAATAGGCTTCTCTTCATCTAGTAGCTGTAGAAGCTGCATCAGGCCGGTTATACCCTGGCCATACAGACGACCGAACACGCAACTCTTGGCAGTGTCACGGTCGAATCCTTCGCGTAAACACGCTTCAATCAAACGCCGTTCTACTTCTGCACGCACCAGTTCATGGATGTCGTATTTGCGTTCTGCGTGAAATTTGCCACCAACGCATTGTTTACCTACAGGTGCGCCGCACTTAGAGCATGGCAAATCTATTTGGGCAGATAAGAAACCTGCCATAACGGGTCCTTCTTCAAAGTGGCCGAACAATCTCAATTCTTGTTGATCGAAATCCCTTTTGCCCCACCGCTGACCCTTATCCGGTAAGCAGTAACTACGTACGTACGGCAATTCTGGAACCTTCAAGAATGCTGGATGGACGTAACCGGCAGAAGCTGCGCGCTTCCATTTCTTCGGAATATTTAAGAAGTTAGGCTTTGAGCAAATGATGCGACCGCTGCGCGCTCCTCCTGTATCGTTGTTACCCTTCGGACTGCGCACCTGCGACCAGTTAGGGTGAATGGTACCCTTGCCGGCTGTACCAAGTTCCAACCAAGGCTTGATAAACATCGAGATGGACGTACTCATCTGACCGCGATACTGCAGGGCTTGATACACCTTCGGGTCTTTGAACTTATTCAACGTAAGTGTCTTCTTACTCACCGACAGATGGCCCTTGGCTGTCTTCTTAAAGTCGCTTACGATTCCTTTATTGTAAAGCGCCTCGCCAAGCTGCCGATCACTGTCGATGTTCTCAATACCCAGCTTCTTGCGCAGCCAGACATCGGTCTTCTCTACGCCAGCTATCATCGCCGGCAAGTCACGCTCTAGGCCATTCATGTCCACGCGCATCCCCACCCGCTCGTTCTCCAGCAGTATTGGCATGAGCTTCAATTCACGTTGATACGCTTCCAGCATTCCGGACTCGACGATATACGGGTAGATCTTATTGAACAACCGACCCATGCGCGTGAGATCGCCTTTGTGGTAGGGCTTGACAATTCGATAAGGCGCTTCGCAGATATACGCACCCCATGTGCTGGGCTTCTTACGCGCCGCCTCGATGTTGGCTAGGATCCACTCCTTCAGCTTGTCCTGCTCCTCAGGCGCAATCCCTAGTATGCGCTGGGCCGATTCCTTCAACGCTAGAGACGGAGCATGAGGGTTCTCGAGGAAGAGAAGATACATAGTATCGTGACGCTTCCGCCAATCCGGGATTGGTAGTTCCCAATGTATTTCGGCGACGTCCAGATCGAATTTCTCGTTCTGCCAAAGCACTGGATACTTGCTTTCCTGTGCCTTCTTGAGCTCGCCGCGCGCTTCCTTCTCTGTGCAATTGTTGTCGAACGCACGCGTTCCATCCCCATGACCCCATGCCATGAGTTTGTAATCTGACTGATCGGGCCACTTAAGAGCGAGCGAACCCGGCTTCGGTGGGTACTTTGGCCGCGACTGAATACCCTTCGTTTCAAAATCTGCGAGAATCACCTGCGGCGCACGTGGCATCTACAGCGCCCCCGTAATGGCCACTTGGCCCTGGTACTTGCCGCGATAAGGCTCGGTGGCGCTGGTAAGCTTCGCGAAGATGACGTGGGCGAATCGCTGTCCAACAGGCACGTAACCCGGCGCGCCGAACTTGGCTATCTCCAGGGTGATACTGCCCTGGAAGCCAGCGTCTATCACAGTCGGTGGCATGATGAAGCCCATACGCGCCCAAGTGGACCGTATTTGCACGAACGCCATAAGGTCGTCAGGCATGGTTATAATCTCGCGCGTACGACCTAACGTGAATCCACCTGCGGCCAACAAGTCGCTCTCCACCTGACTCACAATCATGTCAATGCCGTTTTGCTGAAACTGATCGTCAGCCAATGCTGGCTCGAACCGTAGCGCACCCCGCTCTACGTACTTCATAAGATCTTGCCGCGATAGAATCAAAACAATCTCCGCTTCGTAAATAGTGCAGGGCCAAAAACCAACGCAAAAGGAATCAAACAAATGATGAGGAAGATGCGCGGGATCAGTAAGATCAGTTTCATAGTACTCCTTTCTTCGCCGTACTTGGCCAGCAGTGAGGGCTACCGACCAAGTACGACTTAGAATTCTACCGCCGTGTAGTCTTCTTGCCGGCGAACTTGGAATTGGACTTCGACGCAGCCGGAGCCTTCTTCGCGGTCTTATCGGCCACGGAGAACGGCTTCTGAAGTTGCTCCTGCACCTTGAGCACACGCTTCTCAAGAGCCTGGAGAACGTCGTCGTCGTCAATCAGAGACACCATCTTGAACTCCAGACGAATCTGTGTCTTCGGATCATCGTAACTGGCAATCTCCGTCACCACGGCCCACGGCGGACGACCATACTCCTCTTCCAACAGGTCGGTGTACTTCTTGTAATGGTTCAGGTTGGTAGGGCTGACACCGGCATTGGCCATCTCCGCAGCGGCGACGCTGTCAGCGTCCTCGGTGGCGTCATTGCCGGTCAGCAGGCCGAGACGAATAGTATTGCCGCATGCCTTGCCCTTGCCAACGCGCGCCGTACCGAACTGGTTCTTTTCACAATCGGCGCACTTCACAGCTTGCTTGTCAGGTGCCGACGGGTGAGGAGCCATCTCTGGGTCGTCCGAGATGACAGAGAACGCGTAGCAATCCGGCGGCAGCGGATTGGACGCATCAAACGGCTGCTCGTTCCAGCGATTGAGCGCGCAGCTGCCGACAATGACGCACTCCAGCTTGCCGCCCTTGACTTCGACGTCGCCGATAGAGATGCGTCCACGGCCGAACTTAATACTGACGCCGCCGACTCCGATGTTCTTGGTCTGTTCCTTTGTTTCTTTGGCGTACTTCGCAAATTTTTCCGTCCAAGGAATTATCGCCGTGGACGTTGTCTTCTTACCTTTGGCTGCTGTCTTCTTTACTACTGGCATTCAGTTCTCCTTGTGCTGCGTTCGTATTGGTGCTTGGTTTCTGCGACGCTGAGCAACCCGACCTAATCGAGCTCGATCATAGCAGCAATGCTGATACTGTGAATGTGCATAATCTGCGCCTTCTCAAAGTCAGGACGATTGGGCATACCGACGACACGTATCGAGCCGCCGTATATAAAGTCTCGATTCTTGTCTTTCACTTCGGCAATCACCACTTCCGTAAACACCGGACTACCAGCAATCATGACGGCAACCGGACGGCCGAACGTGATCAACATTTTCTTTTGGTACAATTCCACTTCATCGCTTGCTTCGTTGTTCATACTTTCTCCTTATCACTTCGCCGCCAGCATATGCAACTGCGCGTTGGCCATCGTCGCCTGGAAGTTCTGCAAGCCCTCCGGTCCAGAGGGCATAAAGACCATGGTGGTGTTGTCAGAGCCGCCGACCTTCTGCATCATGTCGGTCCAGTTGGTGAACAGCAGCAGGAACGTAGCGTCGTTATCCGACAGGTCGGTACTGCCCTTTATCTTGTCGATCGAGTCAGCCCACCCGTCAGCGATGGCCTTACGCTCGTTAGCCACGCCCAAACCTTCTTGGCGCTTGACCTCGGCATCAGCCTCAGCCTGCCGCACCTTGAGTATATACTCCGCGTCACCTTGTGCCTTATTAGCCACGGCCAGCCGGGTCTGCTCGTTGATACTGTTCATGGCCTTGACCACTCCGGCGTCCGGTTGGATGTCAGTGATCATTACTTTGGTGATTTCGACACCGAACTTGGACATCTGTAGTTCAAGTTCTGCCGACGCCTTGTCCGATACCTGCTGCTGCGACGTGAAGAGTGTGTCCAGGTCCATGTCCGGAATGTGTCCCAACAGGATGTTGGACAGGTAGGAGCTGATCTGCTCGTTGTTGGTTAGCTTGTAATGATAGTCCTGGATGGCTTGATCCGAACTACCCACCTGCCACTGGCAGGACACCGGCAGCGTGACGAACACGTTGTCCTTGGTCTTCGTCTCAATGGTGTCGTCTAGCTGGTACGTGGCCAGCCTAACTAACTCGACAGAGTCCACGAATGGCCGCTTGAAGTTGAGCCCTGGCCGTGCGATGTGACTGAACTTGCCGAAGCGCGCTACTACAGCCGCTTCCTGCGTAGGCACCGTGTAGAACGACCCGAAGAATATGCTCAGGACTATGATGGCTAGAACGCCCAGTCCCACGTACATTGCGATTGTTGCGAAATCCATAATGCTCCTTGCACTACATTTTCTTGGTGTGTTTTGGTATCGTGAACGTTGCATCGGTAGTAGTAAGATCGCTACCTGACGACGTAATGCTAAGTACGGTACCATCTTCAAATTCAAACGTGTAGGTACCGGGTCCATCGCAGTTGACCTGCGCCTTTGTGATTCGCTGACCGACCAGATGATTCAACTGAATTCGTTCGTCTCGACAGTCTTCGCAGAAATGTTCTCTCATTAGCAATTCCTTAGTAGATGGAGGGAAGAATATCTTCTGGATCGACCGGAGTTACTTCCCGCTCAACTTCGTCACACTCACTTTCTTTGCATGGAACTTGTCTACGCCCGGAACTTGCTTCTTCGCGTCCCAGCGCTCCTGTACCGCCGCTCGGTTCACTGCTCGATTGAGTAATTCGAATTCCCCCTTCTTCTTGATGTGGGCGTAGAACTTCTCCCAATCCTTCACAACCGGAATAATGGACTCCGTCACCTGCACGCGGCTCTTCAGCCCTTGCACGCCGCTGGACTCGCCCACGGCCAGCTTCTGCACAAAATGCTCTTCCGTAGCTTTCACCGACGGAAGTAGTAGGTCGTCGAATGGTACTGTAATACTGTTGAGAATCTTGCTGAGTTGTTTCAGATCATAGAGCGAATCGGCAAGTGCGCCGTACGGAATGCTGTCGGCGTCGAATCCAGCCAGTATCTTCGTCAGTCGCTTCACAGCCGGAGACAGTGCCTTGCTGGCCGCTGTAACCTCCGGAGTGATGTCCAGCTTGAGTGCGGTCTTAGTGGCCACGCGCTTCACCAACCTCGCTCGTACGAGCCGACGTAGTGTGCAGTTCCAGACTCAGACGAGGTGCCTGCGCCCTCGACGCCTTCAGCACCAACGCTTGCTGCTTGCCGTCAATCTGCTCCATCGCCAAACGAGCCTTGGACCAAGTCTGCCGAACTTGCTTTCCGTCGGCGAACAAGTTCCAACGCTTCGTTGTAGGATGCTCAAATAGCACGAAATGAATCCCCTGCCAGCTTGCTGTGTAATCATTGCCTTGCTGTTTCCACTGCATGATCATTCTGTAGTCCTCGGCTTCTGAGTTACGGTGTAGTTTGGTCACGTACGTCTTGGTATCTAGTTACTGTAAAGTTTGGTTGCTGGCTTAATTATAACCCGGATGGGCTACAGGTCGCGCGGGTCCCGCCAGCCCAGAAATATCGGCTGTCTAGGTGCGTCCTTGGTGCCTATAAGCTGGTAGCGGAACTTGATGATCTTACCCGGTAGCGTATTACGCTTCTTCCAGAGCTCCAGGCGCACCGCGTCCGTAAGACCCTGACCGGTGCCGATGCTGAACTGTCGCAGACACGCCTCGGACCTGTCACGAAGACATGCTTCACAAGCACACGCCAACGGTCTTACCGTGAACCCTCCCAGTGTCCCCTTCCCGACCTTACCGGCCTTGTGGCTGGAGCGCTTCATCTTGCCGAGTTCGTTAACCACCCGCTGATTCGTGTTCTCCATTTGCTCGTACGTGCCGATCACCACGGCCTCGGCGTCCACGAACCGCTTGACGGCGATCAGCCCGCCCTCCTTGACCGTGGAGCGGCCGTGCTTGTACGCGCCGATTGGGTCGCGCAACATGATTCCTTCGTGGCCTAAGCCTGTCTGCTTTCCTTCGTAAGAGGCCAGCTGCTCCAGAGTCTTGATAACCGTGTGCGGCACGCGACGTATGAAGCGCTCAGTAGTAGAGTGGTTACCAGCAAGATTCATGAATGGTCGTTGATCGGCCGTCGATGTCGCATTACTCAGTCGAATCTCGAAGGGCTCCATCTCGTCGTAGCAATCAAATATGTTGAACGTAGCATCGTCGGCTGGTTTATCCCGGCTCATGACCACGCTGGTGGAGCGATTGAAGCAGTCCTCAGCCGTGGGCGATCCAACGATAACTTCTCCATCAAGACCGTCGAGCTCCTCACGCCCCCATAGCTGCTGCATGGCCTTATTGGGGATGAGCTTCAACGATCGGCTGTACAGCCTGCCGTTCTGCACCGTTACGCGTATGCCGTCCAGCTTCGGCGACGCCAGCCACGTGCGACCGAGCGTGAAGAGCTTCTCCAGGGTGGCGTCTAGTTCCTTGGGATCGGGTTTGGCGGCGAGCATAGGTTTCCAGAGGTTAGCCACGCGGCACCTCGAGAAATACGTGCCAAACGAAGGGTTCCATCACGACTGAACCTAGATACTTCTTTTGTAGCATGCCGTTAATTTCACGCCCAGTACCATGAATAAACAGCTTGTGCGGCTTCTTAGCCGCGTTTGGGTTCAGGACCTGTACCCAGATACAAAGCTCGCCATTATTCGCGCCAGTGAATAGTATGGTAGAGCATAATGGCAGCTCCACCGTTTGCTCATCCTCTATCTGTAGTGCATACTTGAAAATCTTCACCACAGCCTCCAGAGTTTACTCATCGGATTCTTCCTCCCCACAGGTTACACACCGGCCCTTGCCATCCTCATTGCCGACATCCTTGTACTTATGACTGCCGATAAGACAGCGCAATGCCTCTATCTCATAGTCAGTTAACGGCGCACCGTAGTCCGTGCCATGCTCCCTTGTCATCTCAAACCTCCTTCTTCACCCTCGTCCTGAACTTCTTCGGCTTTTCCTGCGTGGCAGTCCACTTGAACCGCACGCCCTTGCGGTCGCGTCGCTTGTAGCCGCGCAGCACGGTCTGCCTGTTCTCGTCCGTAGCCTGCGTGATCAGCTCCCATTCGTCCTTCGGCACCGACCATCTCCACAAGTGCGCCATCAGCGTTTCACCAAGCTTTTCCAGTCGACGACACACCGCGCGGCCTGCGCATCGGTGAATGCCGTAACTACGTTGTCGCCAACTTCGCCGTTAAGCGGTCTCCATTGCACCTTTGGCTTGAATCCTGCCGGGCACCGCACACAGACCTGCCATGTATCGTGTTTTCCGCAATAAAGGTGAACGTCCAGACTTGGACGCAAAGAGCAACCGGTCAAGCCAACTACTACTAACAGAAGTGGTATCAGCTTCATGCTTGTATTCCGCTTCTTGACTGGATGGCTGCGCAACCACACGTTCAGGCCGAACAACAATACGAACAGCGCGCTTAGAATCTTGATCTCCGTCATTTTGTCCTCTCATAGTCGTACAACCCGAGCATGTGATTCACCAACTCGATGCGGAACCCAGCGGCATGCTTGTGGCCTCCTCCGCCGTACTTCTTGGCTATCTCGCTGACGTCAGCGCCATCCTCCCTGGAGCGCAGGCTGAACACCGCAAAGCCGTCCTTGTCGCTGTAGTACGTGGCGGCGAATGGCTTACCCTCCGCCATCAAGTTCGCTGCATCCGAGGCCAGCGTATACGGCATGTTGGCACACGGCACCATGATTCCGCCGATGCTACGACGCATCTTCGTCATGCCGATAAGCTCGCGAACGTCCTTGTCCTGCTTGCGAAGGATGGCTCGACCGGCCTCCAGCATGCTGGCAAGACCAGGAATAGACTCCATTTGTCGCGATAAGGAACCCCATATTTTGAAGTCGTAGTCGTAGCTGAACAATACGGCGTTTAGTTCTTTGGTGTACGCGAGAGAAAAGCGCCACAGGTCGCGGTCCTCCACTGCCCTGACCAGCATGGGAACCTCGGTGTGCGGATGGAACCACTCCCATGCCAACCGCGCGCCGGACTTGGTCATGTCGAAGATGCACGTCACGTTCGTGACCCCCTTTGCAGTCGTTCAGCGACCAGAGATTGGACAGGTCCTTCTCGGCCGTCTTGTGGTGGTCCAAGATGGTGATGCTCTTGGCGACACGCTGCATGGCGTCGATGACTTCCAGCTTGTAGCTGAAGTCCAACAGGTACACGTCACGATCGGTGCAATCCGGAGGAGCCTGTCCGTACACGCCCGGCACGAACTCGGCGTCAGGGTACTGCAGCCACATGGCCCACGCAGCGGTGAAGCCGTCAAGACATGGACTGTGGTGTATTACTAGAGGCGGCTTAGACGTCAGGTTCAAACCTACTCCTTGGTCGTACATTGCGTCAAATGGCATGCTACTTCTCCTTCTGCACCGGTCAGACGTACTCCAGGTCTGCCGGCTCCTTCCAGTTGAACTTCCCATACCACGCTGCATCCTTCCGCAGTAGATTGCTGCGATGCGACGCATGGAACTTCCTACTACCTAGCCACGTTGGACTCGTCGATGTCTTTATCAAGCGCACAGCGACTACGTTGAACAGCCGCAGAAGATTAGCCTCCATGGCCTCGTTCTTGAATCCGCGTCGCTTCCACTCGTCGCATACAATGCAAGCGTATTGGTACAAAACGCCTTCATGGCCTTTCCACATCAACGCTGCCGGATGGTTGGTCCATCCTTTGCGCACGGCGGATCCTGGCTTGTGCGTCAAGCCTAGCAGCGCGTTCAGCAGCTGGTAGGCTTCCACGCGCTGCTTGCCCAACCGCTTATTATCCAGGCACGCGGCCGATTTGACGAACGACTTGTAGGGAAGGAAGGTCTGCATGTCAGCCCCAGTAGCTTGTAAGCCACCACTTGAATTCAGTGGGTAGGTTGTACTTCTTGCAAAATTCACGCAGCACTATCTGCCTCAGTGGGCGGATGCGCGTGTCCAGCGTCAACTCCTTCGGATATCCACGATTGGCCGTCTGCACCGTTCCAGGCACGGCCAGTATGTACATGGGGCAATCACCGCTGCGGTAATTAACCAATTCGAACGGCAATGGGTTCAGCTTCATCCACGCGGTTTTGTGCGCGTAGTACTCACGCACCTTCGCACGCGGCGGCTCTACACCGCCGATGTAGTCGCCATCTTCTGTGAAGAGCTCAAACGGCGGCTTGTAGCCGTTCACCTTCAGCCACCACTCCTCTTCGTCACAGTCAACGTCTGCCGCCATCCAAGGCAGCTCAAATTCCTCCGCCTCGTCATTTAGCAGTACTCCAAAGCAAACTTCTCCATTCGTTGTTGTGCTCATCTCTTTCTCCTTGATCTTACGCTTCTCTGGACCTACCACTCACCACTCGCAGCGCACCCGGATGGAAAGGGCACCCGCGTCCCGCGCTGCTCTGTCCGAGAGAACCCTCCGGACACTCGGTAGGTTGTTGCGGTAGGTCCAGAGAAGCGTACGTCCAGTTTCCTGGTCCGTAGCTCCTTAGTCGGCAGACACTTCGCACCCGGTCTGCCAGCGAGCTGAGGTCACGCATTGCGAACTTAGTGCACCGCCACCACGCGCATATCGCGTACGTCGACCCACGCGCTCCACCTGTTCAGACCGCGATAGCGTACCACCGGTTGTTGCGTGGTGGCGTCTGCTGCGACCGCGCCAATCGGCCACGGCCCTTCAATCTTAGTTCGACCAGTTACAGCCGCCATACCGAGCGTGGGTGAGTATGCCACTACGGTCTGACCTTGCTTGATTGCTGCGCGGAGTTCTGTCTTATTGGCGAAATCGATCGATGCGTACATTCGTAAAGCTCCTTCTTTCAACCAAACGAATTGTTGTTGCTGCGTTAGAGGCCCAGGCGCTTGTAGCGCCAATTTCTAAACACTATCTTTAAAGCAAGTTTCCTGCTGGCCCCGTAGTAGCGCGCTATCCGCCATTCCTTACGCAGCGTCTTCATCACTTAGTGATTTCCTCCTTGAAGTACGATGGTGCTTCGGCGTTCAAATACCACTGCACTAACCCTGGCAAATATCTGTCCTCGTAGCTGACGAGCTCAGTAGAACCGCGTACCACGTAGTCCGCCGTGTGCAAGTGGTATTGGTCGAAAATTTTGCACGTCCACATCGGCTCGCGCCAAATAGTGTCAGTCTTGCGAAGAAGAGCCACGTAATCGTCAATTATCTCAGCTTGATAATACTCACGCGTAACCATGGACAGCATTACGACGTCCAGCAGCGCGGCTGGTGGAAGCCGTTCAACTTCCAACGGTTTACCTGCCATGAGTGCAGTAATCAGCTGGCTCCGTAGAACAGGACTACGCTGACACTTGAAGAATACTTCCCAGTAAGGGGCACGGTCGTGGTTGGTTGGCTGAACTACTGTTTCTTGCTGTTTCTGTTTTCTCTTGGCCATAACGACCTCCTTGCTTCAATTATAGCGTGACCGGTTTTCAGCCATCACGCGTGCGTCCCTCTCCCTTGCAATCCTTGCACTCCGTTATCTTGCCCTTGAACATACGTGTACCGACCACGCCCGAGCCTGCGCACTTGCCACACTGCCCTGACAGCAGAAACTGCGACGCCGCCCACTGTGCACGCAGCGCGTCAGTCTTGATGGCTGAGTACGCTTCGGTGATGCGGTGCCACTGGAAGTTCAACTTCTCCTGCGACGCCTCTGGCATTCCACGCCGCGCATCCGGATGGCAGTACCGCGCCAGCCCATGGTATAATTTACGAATGATCTCGTCAGAGTCGTTTGGCTTCGCCAACAGGATGCAGTAGGGCGTCACAACCACCTCGGTTCCAGCGGTCTGTCCAGCTCTTTCTCTCGCACCAAACTAAGTTGCGTTGGAATGGAAGCCTGCGCCGCTTCGGTTAGTTCCTTTGAAGAGAAGTAACCAACGTCCTCAATGGTGCCGTATTGGTCACTAACCAGTACGTTCAGAATCCATATCTTCATTGATCACCAAGTCCTGTGAATAGAAATAAAATAGCGCTCCAGATCATACCAAGCACGCCGATGAACTCGTGCCATAAATGTTTCACAGCAAACCCAGCCTCTCTAGTGTAACAATCGTCGCTTCCGCCGACTTGTGATGAACGAACACTCCGCCAGCGTCAGTCCAAAATGGTGCGTACTTCACCCGATCATCCACGAGTATGTCTCCAGGCGCGGTCATGTGATGGCACTTGTCACGCGATAGACAGACGATGGTCGGTACGCCTGGAAAATGCTTGGCCGTCCAACGAATCTTTTGATCCACGGCCCATAGTCCGCTTGCTGGTCTTCCAGTCAGAATGATCGGATTCAGATGCTTGACGCTATCGTACAGCTCCATGGCGTCCGGCATGAGCGGCAGCTTGAAGTAGTAATCTTCATGGTCCTGCAGATCTTGCCACAGTCGTTTACTGCCGTGCTCTTCCTCCACCAGTGTCGGATGTCGTCCGTAGTGGTCGATGAAGTATTGATCGAAGTCCGCTAACACACCGTCACAATCAATAAACAGCTGCATACGCTTCCTTTTCTACCTCTGACGGTGTAAGCAACCGAGCGTACTCTTCCTCTGTCTCGTCGAGTTCGGGTTCTATCGCCTTGGCAACGGCCACCGCCTTGATCGGGCGCGGCTT